GCTTCTGCTTGTTGTGTTCCTGCCCCTGATATTGCTAATGTTTTTGCAAATGTTTCGGTAACTCGCGAGACATCACTAACGCTCAAGCCCAATTTGTCAGCGTTCTGACTGATTTTAAAATATAAGTCACCTGTTGCCCCCAATGCTTGATTTGTGCGTGATGCAATTTGATAAACATCATCGGTTGCGTATGCAAGTGCCTCGGTTGAATCTGTAACTAACTTTAGCTTGTTCTGTAATTGAGTGTAAGAGTCTGCATATTCTATGATTTTGTGAACTGCAAAAGCACTAGCTAACATGGAAGCCATGCGGCCTAAAGCGGCTTCTGTCCTATTCCCTGCTTGTCGTAAACTTCCTAGCGCACGCTCCCCATCGCGTAATCGTCTAGTATCAACACCTAGCCCAATCATTAGTAAATCAGCCATGTTTTTTACCTCTTTTTACCGATTGAGCGTAACGCATTTTTTAAACCTATAGCAACTTGTTCGCGCTTTGATTGTGTCATTTTTGGCAACATAGGACTAGGGCAATTTGGGTCTGTTGCTTCGTTTAGCATATCAGCATATGCAGCCGATAACATCATAATTGTAGCAGATTCAAATGGACAAAGCCTAAGCCCTGTTAAGTCACACCATGCCTTTAATTCTGACCATGCCAAGCGTTTTGCAATGCCGTCATTATAGGATACTGTCCCTGCATCGTGTAATAAGTCGATAAGATAATGACCGCACTCTAAATACGGCATTAAAGCGGATTCGTTAGGATTGTTTTTTTTAAATGATTGAAGGCGCGATATGCGGTTATACTCTTTCGCGCCTTTAGTTTGTGGGCAACTATTCCACCATGCTTGTTGTCTGACGTAGAGTTTTAACGGCTCTACGCATTGATAAAAAAATTTGCACGGTCACCAATGGCAATATCGACTTGCTCACGAATCCATTTGTATTTACTGTAAATATCAATAGCATTTTGGCGAGTACATTCAATTTGTTTGCCGCCCTCGCTGATTCCCTGCCAGTCTTTTGTGCAATCGGCTAATAGTTCGATGCTGTCTTTTTCGTTTGATTCTAAGTCAATATCTTTAGACTTTCGTGCAATCTGAGCTTTTGCACGTGCTTTGATTGCGTTTTGAAATACGCTCGAATCTTTGCCGTAAACTTTAATTTTTGCGTCTAATTCATCACCGCTAACAGGGTGCTTTAATGTTAGCTCAAAGTAATCGCTTGGCAATAACTGCAATAAATCCATGATAAAACCTTTTTATAATTGCCCCTTTTTATCGGGGCATGGTTAATTAAGGAAGCGCAACAGGAATAATATCGGTGTTAATTTCTAAATTAATAGAACCTGATAGAATCTGGTCAACACTGCCAACATTAGTCTTAAACGACATAACCATAGCACTAAAGTAGTCTTTTGAGCCATCTTGGTATGTCAAACGGATTGCTTGGTTAGCATCAGAGCCTAAAGCCGTTTTTGCGAGGATTTGCCCTGCATCATCACGGTCTAACGCCAACTGTAAAGTCATCGTACCGTCATTATAAGAGCCTTTACGTTTAATCGTGCGACGGCTTGCCACAGGGTTATGCGTAACTGTTGCATATTCGCGGCCAAACTCGCCTAAATCGGTTACCTCGCCAATAGCTGCCCATGTTAAAGCTGCATAACCTGCCGCATCATCGGTTGCAGGTAATACCGCACTAATGGCGATAGTAGTACCTGCGCTAGTTTGTACAATTGAATTTGTCATATAAGTGACCTCTATTTAATCTGCTGATATGGGATAGACACAGGCAACATATACCATCCGTCTTGAGTAAAACCAACGCCTACACTGCCTGTCTTGTCTATTCTAACATTGTTAGATAATAACGTATTTCTTGCAAATGCGCTCAAAATTAAATCTGCAATTTGCGCGGCTCTAACCGTTCCTGTTCCGTCTTTTACTAATACTAAACATTGCATAATGCCTAGCGTTTGGTCTGTTGTTGCAATGCCGATTGCGTTTGTACCTGCGTTTAATACACTAACACGAATGTGCTCGCCAGTTGGTGGATTAGGTTTGTTTTTGTTTGGCGAATTTGGATAATAAATTGTAGGTAATGATGCCTTGATTGCTTCTAATTTATCAAAGAGTGCTAACTCAATTTGCGCTTGACTCATTGCACACTCCTGACCGCATTTTCTAACTCTTGCAATGCCATTCTTGCGCTAACTCGCACCATGCCGTCAGGGGCTTGTGCGCTATGGCCATATTCTAACGCTTGAGCATAAGGCAATTTATTAGTTAAGTAAAACACATGGCCGTTAGCGGCTTTAGCAAAAGGTATAACATGGTCAATACTGCCGTGTCTGTTAGCTGTTTTTACCGCTCCAGTGTACGGCTGGTCTAGTGTTGCTTGCCAATTCGCACGAAATAAACCTGTATCAACTGGACTCATATTGTCAACACGTCTGCTAATGTTAATACAAAATGCTGCTACTGCCTTTTTTTGTGTGATAGCAAGTTTACGAGCTAATTTTTGTATATCATCATTAAACGACATTATAAACGCCCCTGCACAAGGTATAAAATACCTGTATCGCTCGGTTTAATCTCTTTAACTGCAACAATGCTATATTGCAGCCCGTTTGTTTCAATTCGTTGTTTTGCACTAACTGTAAACGCGCTAGACACTAAAAACTTAATATCATGCGCTTGCAACACAAAATCATTGTTATCATTGCTTGTAAATGAGCTTTGTACCAGCTTAATTGTTTCGCTCGTTTGGCTAATTGTTGGCTGATAATCTGTGCCTGTATTAGTCTCTGTAACTAACAAAGCATCGCGCCCATTTTCACGAATTAGACGCTCAGATAATGCCGCTAAATTAGCGTAATTGATAGCCATTACAACGACCTCATAACGCTGGTTGCACTTGCCACATAATCAGATAATGCCGCGTTAATTGAGCGTAAAATAGGTGTTGCGCTTGCGTTTGGTTGGTACTCTACTTCTAAAACGTCCACTTTCTCACGTTTTACTGCTCGCTCGATTGTGGCCAATGGGTCAAAACCATTAGCAATAGATAAAGCAATAACGTGTTGCGCTTTAACAATACCGCTTGGTACTGTTGCACTATCTAACAATACATTATCAATATAGACGTATTGACGCGGCCAATCTAACACTTGGTCATTGTCTGTTTTATAACCTTTGTATTGCCTAGTTTCCATATAGTCTAGTGCTTTTGTGAGTGCAATGGCGGCGTTAGGTGCGGTAACAGTTACGCCACGCGCTAAGGCAAAAGCAATAAAGTCATCATCTGTTGTATAGCCTATTGTTACTGTCATGTTTTATATCAATCCAAAACAATCACAATGTAAAAAGGGGCGGTTAAGCCCCTTTATCAGATTAACCAAGCAAAGTTGCAGTATGCTCAGGTTTGATGTTTTTAACACCCCATGCTAACGCAATCTCATAACGGACTTTGCGGTAGCCTGGATACATTGCAACCTCAAACGCTAAGCCACTGCGAGGGTCTTGAATGGTCATCACATCGATAGCCATATCACCTTCTTGTGGACGCTCAGGCATACGAGTAGCCAATACAATCGCGCTACGACTAAATGCCATGTTACGCGGCGAAGTAGCCAAGACTGTAATGGCTTTAGTGGCTGCGCTCATTGCTTTACGCAAACCAGGGGCGGCCAAAGTAATAGTACCACCATTGCTTACGTCAGCATCGCCACTTACCACGTTATACTGATTAGTATCACCTGCGAAAGTGATAACATCGCCAGCTAAAATAGTGCCAGTACCTGCACTTGCTAGGGTAATTGTTGTTGCACCAACGGCATAACCTGCGTTATTGGTTGTTGCGCCTGATGCTGTACCGCTTGTCGGATTGTAAATCTGTGCGGATTCACGAATCGATACACCGCTAGGCATTGCCAATACGCCTTGTTGTGCAAGTGATTGAGCTGCGGCATCACGCGAAGAATTGATATTGTACAAAGTATGCAAGTTTGCGCCTGCGTTTGTATCAATAACTAATTGCAAGTCAGATGTTGGTGCGCCATTGTCAACTAAGATTTTACGCGCTGCGCTTAATGCTGCGGTATTAGTGATAAATGGCACTGTACCAACTGTACCTGCTGCTCGGCTAGTAGTTGCGTACAATGCGGCCAAGTCTAACTCAACAGCATTAGCCAAAGTACGCATGGCTTGTGCGATTTGGTTAGCACGAATGGTTAAATAGCCTGCACCACTATTTAAACCAACTTGCTCGTTACCCTCCCAAGAAAAGGGCACAGCTTTAGATTTTGTAATCTGTACGCTAACATTGCCGATTGTTTGGTCAGCAGCACTAGGTACTGACATAGCAGGCGTAGTATCGACCATGCTGTTACTCGATGGTGCAACAGCAACAGTTACATTTTGACCAACAGCAGCACGATTGACTTGTGCGTCAGTGGTAACGGCAGGGAT